ACGCCACGGCCTCCGGCTTGTATTATACTGCAGTTGTGGTGAATTTCTTCCACGGCTTCCAATCGTTGTCATACAACATCCTGATGTACAGCACCGGGTTACCCCAGCTGAACGCCGGTAGGTAGAGCTGCACCATACTGCCGTTTGGCTGGCTATTCTGGTTGGACGCAATTACCCATAGACGGCCGCCAGCCGGTTCCGGCAGATTGGCCACACTGGCGGCCACGGTTGCATTCTGGATATATCCCGTGAAACCAATTTCCCTGTAGTCGTTGATATCGCTGCCTGCCGGTATGCATTCTCCAAACGTTCCGGCTGGCGTGGGGATTCCCCGGTTAGTCACATAGCATCCGTTGTATCCAAACATCATTTCAATGGTTTTGCCATTGAGTGTAGACAGGGATGCGCCGGACAGATACGCTCTATGCAGCATCGTATTGCTGAGATACTGCAGCCGGTAAAACCGTGCGACGCCATAGGCCGCAGTCAAATAGACGGATGCGCCCATGGAGCGGATAAAGTCGTGGCTGTCCCGGAGATCGAGACCGTGGTGCGGCAGCTGGATCACGTCCACGCCCTGAACAAGGGGCCACATCTTGTCTTGTGCGGGCTGCTCGATATCACCGGTCAATGCCAGAATCTTGTCTCCCACTCGTACTCGTGCGCACATGGAGAAGTTGTTGTAGTTGGTGTTTCCGGTGTCTACCAGATCCTCATTCAGCGTGTAGTCATAATACCCCGCGATGGTGGGGGCAGCCACGTTGTAAAATTCCAGATACACAGCATCGGACACCTGTACCATCATGCCTTCCGTGGCAGGTTCCACGATCACGCCGCCCGCAGCTGTAATTGCGTTCTTGATGCTGGTCTGGACGGACTGATAATTCGGCCCCTTGAATTCACTCCAGCTGACGGCGCCGTTAGGCAGATACCACTTTTCCACGGGAATGCCGCTGTTGAGAATTGCCGTAACGCCCGCCAGTGTGCAATGGTCGCTGTGATAATGGGACGCAACAAATGCGGTAATTTTGTTGATCCCCTTCTGCCGCAGATACTGCAGCAGGCGGTTTGCGCCGTCGTTGCCATGATCATACACGATGCAGAAATCCTTGTTATAGATCACCATACAAAGGGAGTATCCACGATCAGGGTCACCGGATACAGCGTCAGGTGCCGACAGCATCGCCAGTGTGGCAGTCACCTTCAGCCCTTCGATGGATGCGTCATTTGCCGCAATGGCTTCATTCGCCGCCTCGATGCTTGCAGTGTTGGCGTCTACCTGTGCCTGAATATCTCCCAGAATCTGCTGGTTGATCAGTTCTTCCAGCTGACCGTTGTTATACATCTCCGTTAGTTCATCCTGTACAATCTTCGGAATATCCGTGTTGTCGAGAATGTCCTTGGTATCCTTGACTGTCTTCAGGAGCCAGTCTAGATTGAGATCGTGGAAATTTGTATAGGGGAATTGTTCAAAAGCCATTTTGAAACCTCCTTTTAGTAAACCAGCAGAACGAATCTGCTTTTGAAGTCGTTGACGATGATGTCTACCATTGACAGCTTGCGCCGCAAGTCGACTTCTTCCCGCACCATCGCCGCCGAAGTTGTTACGCCGATGTTGCCGTGGACGCGGCCTTTATGGGCGCTGTTTGAATCAGCGGCGCTCTGGCTTCCGTCTCTTGGAGTCATTTTGCCGCCATCGAATCCCGCCACTTCGCTGCTTCCGGCGCCCTCGGAATGGGCCGTATCTTCCCAATCTTCAAAACGATTGTAGTTTTCGATGGGATCGTATTCCGACATGATCGCTTTGTACTGGCGCTGCCAGCTGGGCAGCATGGATTTAGACCACAGGCCGATGGCCGTTTGCAGCACGACCGGCACCGGATACAGCACCTCCAGATCGGCGCATTCCAGCAAGATGCTGTTGACCACTGTTTCCTTGTCCACGCCTTCCGGCAGTTCCAGCCGGTCAAAAATCTGGCTGTCATAGTTATAGATGCCAAGTACAGATAGCTTACTCCGCATTGTCTGGCACCTCCTCCGTCGGCTGTTCAGCCGGTTCCGGGTCATTTCTCCAGTCCACGGACAAGTCAATACCAAACATATTGCGGGCCTCCTCGCAGCCCTGCCGAAGTGATTCCAGCCACAACTCCGGGAGATTCCTTGTTTCCACATTGTTTGCATTGACTTCGTCGGAGATCAGCCGTTCCTTTTTGTCGGTGTTTGCATTGGGGATTCCCACCTTGGTGTCAAATTCGGCTTCGATCTTTCGCAGATCGGAAAGAAGATCGCTGACGATGTAGTTCTGTCCGACGTTTTGCTGGAATGCCTCCCAGCATACCGTCCCGTCATCATTATACAGCGCCTTGTCCACCACCACGGCAGGCTCCCCGCTGGCAATACGGTCATACAGTTTCTTTAGGCTTTCCGCCGCATTTTTATTTGATGCCGTAAACACATAGGACAGCTTGCTGTTCAGCAGGTTCACGTCAACGGCTTCACTGGCCAGCGCCATTTCCTGCGCATAAAAGCTGACCAGATCCATGACACCGCAGAAGTCCGGCTGCAGCTTCAGCAGCACACAGTTCCGGCCAATTTCCGGTTCCAGCGTTTGGCTGATCAGGGGATTTTGGATGATGACAGAACGGGGCTGGTAAAAGACATTATAGCCCTTTAGGCCGCAGCCCTGCGGGATCACGCCGAATTTGTCGGTGTTGACGATTGCAATGAAGCCCCAGCAGTACAGTGTATAAAGGAAATAATCCCGGCTCCATGTGCTGGGCATACCCCACTTAAACACACTGATGGCTTTTTGCAGCAGATAGCGCTGGAAGAATCTTGTCAGACCAACATTTTTAACATGGACGGTGTTTGGCGTGGTCTGGGAAATGATTGCGTTTTGATAGTCGTAAAAGATTGGTGCACCGGTCATTGATTTCGCCTCCTCATGATCCACCAATAAGGCACAGTGTTTTGTGTAACATTGTGTTCTGCCTTGGCACTTTGTGGTTGTTTGGCATCGCTTGGCTGCTGGACGGGAGTCTCTTTCTTTGTGTCGCTGTTATTCATAAATGAAACCTCCCGTCAAATATCCGCTGATGGTGACCATTTCGCTTTGGGTGCAGGGAAGGGACATTTCCGGGTCTGCGTGGATTTGATACCCCGGCAATGTGTCGATTCTGCGCACCTGACACAACGGGCGCCCACGATCCTCATTATTTTCATCCACGATTTTGATAAAAGTCGCAGACAATTGCGGCGGTGTGAGCAGCTGCGACGCAGATCCGTTCACTCCGATCGTGTTAACTTTGCCCATCACGCTATTGATGGCATTTCCGATTCCGGCCACTGCCCCAAGTGCATTCCCTGCAACTGCGCTTGCTATGCCGCCTACGGCGGATACAATAGCGCCGCCGACATTGTGCGTCACCTGCGACAGCTGCACCGGCTGTCCCACTTGTGCCACGGCCAGAAGTCTGCGGCCGCCGCCGATTGAGGTGGACAAAACGCCCTCCCCCGTGATGCGATCAACACTCATATCAAATGTCACACTTGATAGGCCTTTTAAATCTTCAGGATCCAGACTGATACGGCCCCACGGTCTACAGTCCAGCATATACGACGCATAGGGCGCACAGTTCAAATAGGCACCACGTTCGGCTGCCTGCGGGTGTTTTGGGACGTCCAACGTAATGTGCGCTATTTTCGCATCACCCACGCGCGTATAGCCGCCAAGAATTCCTGTATCCCACCATCCAAGTTTAACAGGCCTCTGTATACCACCTCCGCCGCTGCTGTGGAACGGTAGATAAAGCACAGATCGCAAATACTGCATGGGATCAAATGCCGCTTTAGCCATCCAGTCTACGCCAGCTGCAACGCCCTTATAAAATGCGTCCGAAAACGCAGCATTACTAAATTGTGTAAATTCTTCGGGGGATAGAATGGAATAATCAGTGATGCCGCCGTCTGCGACGGTTCCGACAACATACTGACCGTCCAAATCAAAAGGGCTTGTTGTCGTGCTGACATCCAGCACAATGTCTGTCTTGGCCGGGTATAGCGTATCTTGGATGTTCCCATCAAAGGCGGCAGCGCTGCGCAGCACATAGGCGCTTTGCCTTCCGATCTCCGTTTTCCAGCTGGCAAGCGCATCTACAGAGCAGGATGCGATCCACTGGCCATTGCTAAAAGTCCACCCAGAGATCCAGTAATACCGCCTAAAAGTTCCCACATAGCAATAATTATATTGCGTGGGATTGCTCTCTCCTCCACGGAAACTAAACACAAATACCGGGTTCAGCAGGTCAAAGTCGTTGTTTGTCTCGCAGTCCACCATGGTGGCGTCTCTGTCCGAAGGTCTCTTTGTGCTGTTTTCTTTCTTGGAAAACTGCCACAGTTTTGCAGTAAACATTGATATCACCACCTTCATGAAAATGGCCGGACGGCCGCAGCCGCCCGGCCTTGTGCATTAGTCAAGCAGCAGTACAACGCCCTTTTCCGTGTGGTCGTTGTAAATGCGCTGCGTTTCGTGCATCCAGATATTCGTGTAGCCGCCTCGCGCGTTGAACGGAGTAGGATTGCTCCAGCTCTGTGTGTTGGCCACTCCAACCGCCTCGGTGTCGATGATAACACCAAAGATGTTGGCCTGATTGATGACGCCATCCGCCTTCACATCGCCATTGGGGTCGATTCTGACCACCTTCATGTTGATGCTGTCGGGGGTCTCGGAAGACTGCCAGAAGTTGACTGTCTCGGTCTCTGGCATAGTCAGAAGCCCGTCGTGGTAGGTGTCTGCGATGGCCATCATGTTCATCTGGTGGCGGGCAGGCGCGTACAGGAACGCCCGCTGCATAGCTTTAGGTGTATGCCGGATGACGTGCTTGCCGTTGACTACCGTCTGGAACAGCTCCGTCCGCTCTGTCATCATGTCGGAGATCTGGGCGATGCGGGCATAGGCCCATTGGATAAACGCCTTAAAGTTATCGGGCTGGTAAACCTTCTGCGGGGTATCAAACGTCAGACCGGTCGCCGCCTCGTACTCCGTCAGCAGATGCACAACTCGGCCTTCCGCATTCTCGTCGATTACACCGCCGATAAAGTTTGCCAGAGCGGCGCGGGAGACATTCTCGCGGATGTTTTCCAGCTTGTCGGACATATTCCCCGCCACCATGCCCATAAAGCTGCCAAGCTGATCAGGGCCGGTAAAGGCATTGTCCAGCTGATCCTTGAATATCGTGTACCAGTCTTCCCACACATTCGCTCCGTAGAAGTTTGTCTGCAGGATCTCCGGCTTGTTGATGACATACTGATCTACACTCTGGCCGTTTCCCATAGGATTGGTCGTCTGTGCGGCATCGTATGCCACCGGCCACTTGAATCGATCGTCATCGCTGATGGGTTTATCCGCAATGGACAGCTTTCGGACGTGGTTGCCCCACTGGGATTCCGTCTTTTCCAGCCCCTTAAATTTGCGGGAATAGGGCCGCGTGGAAAAGATGGTGCGCGTCAGCACCTGATTAATAGCGTTGATCACGGGATCGTATCCTGTGGCCAACGTTGTGGTTGCACAGCTGATAAAGCTGCGGATGTCAGTTGCTACCATAGCCGACTGACCGGTTGCCTGCTGCTGGATGCTGTTCAGCAGCGTGGCGGCCTGTTTGAAAGTCATTTCATAAGCCATAATTGTACCTCCTTATTTATTATTTTTCGGGTGAAATTCAGGAGGGTCGATAATATTTGCCAGAATATCATCGGCCGATTCCTCTCTGGGCTGTGCGCTATTCAGAATAGCGCTTTGCTGGATCTGCGTGGTCAGCGCATCAAGCTTGCCCATCAGATCCGCATAACCGCCCGGCTGCGGTGCAGGCTGCGGTGCAGGCTGCGGTGCAGGCTGCGGTGCAGGCTGCTGTGCCGGCTGCTGTGCCGACTGCTGTGCCGGCTGCTGTGCCGGCTGCTGTGCCGGCTGCTCTTTAGCGGCCTTTGCAATGACGGCGATCTGCTCCGCCGTATAGCCAGCAGTTGCCAATGCGATAATCTCACTTGCTTTCATGTTTTTCCTCCTTTATAAAAGCCGGGAATCCGTGTGCTTTTACGGATTCCAACATTTTTTCGGCGTTCTTCCTATCTCGGAACGCCCCGACTTGGACATGATACAGTGTTTCGGTTTTGGTCGATTCGTCGTTCGGTGCCTTGTAGTGGACACCGAAGTATTCACACACGCCCTTGCAGATCGCTTCTGCGATGGTTTTTGTGTGAGTAATGATCCAGTAGGCCGCCCCCGGTACGTCGTGAAATTCACATTCGCAGTATACGGTCGGGGCCGCCGGTTTTCGAATTTCGTACAGACTTGCGTCTGCGCTGATGTTGTCAGACTTTCCCGGTGTCAGCGGAGCAAGATTATGATAGACACACAGACCGGCCTTGCGGCCCTCTCCTGTGTAGTCATAGGTGTAGATGCGTGTGCCGGACACCTCGCCGTTGCAGGCGTTGGTGTGGATGGGAATGTAAAGGTCTGCGCCCCATTCATCGGCATTTGCGCATTTTGCGGTCATGTTCTGATAATGCTGCATCCGCACCGCAAAGCCGCAGCGTGTCAGCGCCTCCTCCAGCTCCACGGCGATTTTGCCGCACTGGATCGCTTCGCTGGTGTTGCCGTAGGCGTACCGGTTAGTCGTCTGATCGCTGGGACTCAGAAAAATTTTCTTTGCCATTGTTCGCTTTCTCCTTCCGAATGATATTGTCTATACCCGGAGTAAATGCTTTCAAATTTTCGATAATGCTGCCGATCTCCATCAGCGCCACATAGCCACAGCCGGTCTTAAACAGCGGCAGGCCCGCATCCAGGCCCATCGCCGCCGACTCGATCTCCACCAGATACAGCAGACCAAGCACCAGAATCTCCCCGGCCTTGTGAAAAAGACCGTTGCGCATCACACTGGACTTGAACGCTTTGTTATACAGCGCTTTCAACAGGCCGGACAGGATGTCCATCACAATAAAGACTGCCACGCCAATTACAAATACTCGCATACTTCCACCTCGATCATTTTGTTGTGAGGGAGGGCATCAGGAGTCTGTCAAACTCACGCACGCCCTTCCGGGGCTGACATTGTGCGGCCCTCCCTCCTTTACATAATACCATACCACTGGATTATGTCAAGTATTTTAGCAGCAGGATCTCGCAAAGGCGTTCCTCGAACACCACACGTCGCTGCATATAGGCTTCCCACAGCCACGAAAACGCCACCTTAAAACGGCGCAGCTCGGACGGCCCGGTTCCGTAATGCGGCGGATTCCCGGATGGATGCGTACTAAAATAATAATCCTTCTGCCCCTTGATGCGGTATGCGGTCAGTTCCCCGACGGTCACCACCGGCACCAGCTGGTGCAGCGGTATGGATTGGATCCTGTTTTCACCGGCACCGGCAAAAGTGTTTCCAATGGCCATCTGACTGTATTCCCCATCTTTTGCAAGCTTATATAATGCGGTTGCAGTTTTCTCACGGGAAATGGGGGATTTTTGCAAAATGATCATACAAATACCACGCTTTGGATCGATGTAAACCTCCTGTCCTTTGCGGCGCATCGACTCCGCTTTTCGGACAAGACCCAATTCCAAAAACACCGGATTACCCAAGTCATTTGCATTAGCAAGGCATAAAAGCTGACAAGGTGCAGCGCCGTCCAATTCCCGGTTACGGTTGATCGTCTCGTAGGCATTAAACAGGGCCGCGGCTTCATTTTTGATGGGACGTTCGTGCGCCTCCGGGATAAACTCGTCGAAGATGATCAGATCCACATCGCTGGCATCAAAGCCACGCATATTAGAGATGGTGGACAACGCACAGGTATAACCGATGCAATCGCCGGTTACTTGTGGTGTGCCGTGTTCGTCCAGCTGGCCGTCGTAAAATCCCGCCGTGTATTTGCTTAGAGATCTACTGACCGTACATTGATGATCGACGCGGTCAACGGCCTTAAAGGGGGAATACTCCGGCTTATTGATTAGATCCACTTGGGATTGCATCCGACGGAGCAACATAAAGCGCGAACCGGTGGCACGATACCTCCGACGCGCTTCACGCAGCGCGCCGAAGGTTTTACCCGTGCCACGACCGCCCACCACGAAAATAAACGGCTGCTTACATTTTAAGATGTCTGGGATATTCAGATAGCCGCGGCGGTCATAAAGGTTCATTATTACACCCCTGCCAGAGCAGCACTGACCATGTCAAGGATCAGACTTGTTTCGTCCTGAGTAAAGCGCTTATAGACGATCCCCCAATACTTTCCGTCCTTCCCCTTGCGGGAGGGAAGGCCGATAAAGTCGCCGTTCTTGCCCTCAAGCACACGGCAGCCGTAGATAGTAAAGTCGTCGATTGTCAGGTCAAACAGAACGTCCTTGTCAAACTGCACTGCACGTCTCACGGAATACTCGTGGTTGTAGGTCTTGGTCTCGCTCGTTGTGTTACGGTTTCTCATAATATTTTCCTTTCTGCGTGTTAAGCTCGCCAGCTTATAAACATTATTTATCCCTAAAACGATGTTTGCATAGCAAATAGTAATCTGGATCGCTCAAGATATCCTCGTAGTCCTGTGTGATGCCAACGCGATAGGTGCTATCCCGGATCAGGATGTTCGGCACCATCTCAAAACGATGGCCTTGCCATTCCTCCATGTGAGGCACCACATCGTCATTATAAACGCTCTCCGTTCCACCAGCTTCCACAAACAAAAAGCCGGGCTTGAAAGCAGTAATGCCGCCATGCTTGTCAAGTTCTGCGCCGCCCTTCTCTTTGTTCACGCCGGCTATGGTGCAGCGGCATTTCCCATCTTCATACACCGTGACATACTTCTTCGCGCCCAGACTGACAAACTGGTTCGCCGTATGCTCCTGCTCATAGACACCCATGTAATGCTCCTCACCGTGAGGATCCGTTGCGTGAGCGCCAGACCGGAGACTGTCGGCCATTCGCTTCTGATTGTATTTCGTCCAGTCTACCTCCCCGATGTATTTAACGGAGTCGGTATCACAGTAAATCGGCCATCTGTGTTCTCCGTAGGCCATACGCAAACCTTCCTGCAGCCGGTAACGCGCCCAAGCTGTCACCCAGACGCCCCACTGATAGCACAAAAACGCGCGTTTGCTGTTGGTATTCAACAGATCTTCAATCGGTTCGTCCTTCTGACGGAACAGCCAGTCGGTGCCTTCTTCAAATAAAATAGACTGCTTCACGGGATCCTGCGCCATCATGCCATACAAGGAATTCAGCAAATTTTTACTTTTGCTGTAAAATGGTGATTCGTGGCCGTGTTCGTCCAGCACACCCTTTAGTCTGGTTTTAGTCTGGTAGTAGTCGATGGTGCAACGAACCAGCGGGGTAGGCAGCCGATCATATCTACTATGATAGCCGTTCAGGATCTCAATATCGCTGAAATCATACTGGTCTAAAATGATGCGCAAATCAATATCTGTTATCGTGGTCTCCAGCATCTCCGCCGACAGGATGCGGCCATTGTCCAAAACCGGATGGATCGTATTCCGGCATTTGGCATAGCTGATATACGGGAATCCCCATGCCGGATCTGACATGGACACATCCCACAGCCGGACGCGCAGCAGCAGCGCATAGCCACGATGATACAGCACCATGGCGCGATCGATGCCGCCGTCAAAGGCATAAAAGCGGCCCATGGGAAACTTGCAGTTGCACATAACATCTGGATAGCTGCTGCTGCGATCTGCACTATGGACATTGTCCAGCACCTTGCCTGCAAAATGGCGGTTACAATGGGTATCACCGCCCCGGAACGCCTCACGCAGCATTTTGTACAGCTCCACATCCGGCTGCAGATCGCGGATCATTTTGCTGGAGCAGAAGCGCATCGCCCGCTTGCAGTCTCGCCGGACATAGCCGGTGCTGGTCATAGGAACGGAATAGAGGTTGTCCTTATCTCTGGCCATTTCGGCCTGATACGCTTCCACCAGCCCCAAAACGTCGTTCTGGCAGTATTGCAGCTGCCGGTCGGTCAATGGCGTGTCCGGGAAGCGCAGTTCCTTGTAGTCAAACTCATCGCCGTCAAGTTTCTGGTGTTCAACGTGCATCTTTTTGGTATACTGCTTTAGCGACATATTGCTGTGCAGCATAGCACACCGGAATTCCAAGCGCTTGTCAGCCATCGTGCATTTCAGAATCCGCCGGGAGTCCACGGCAAAAACCTCGTCCGGCTGGAATGTGTAAATGCCCCGCAAAAACTGGAATTCATACGACAAATTATGTACCAAAACGACCAAAGACGCGTCACCGTGATCGTCCAGAACGCGGAGAAGCCGCTGAATAAATAGGCGCAGTTCTGACCATGTACGGCCGTAGACCGTGTAAAAATCACCGAATTGCCACTGCCATATGTAAAGCAGGGATTCCTCGCGTTCCGGATGGTGGCTGGTCTCGATATCGAAGGCCGTAATGATGTCCAGATATTTGCGCTCTTGCTTTTTCGCAGGATTGCCGCGCTTTCGTTTGACAAATCCCACTTGCGACAAAAATGCCAAATCAACATCAGCAGCCCGCACCATAGGTGTTGTTTTCATCACATTTTACCTCGCACGGATTCGGCGCTCTTCCGCTTGCTGGGATCCCGCCGGAGATATTGCCGCGACGTATTTGGATCATCGGTGATGTCTATCTGATTCAAATAAAAATCAAAATTGCTTTTCACCCGGTCCAGAGGAATTTTTGAATATTTGGCACTTCGGTATAGAGCCACGACTTCCTCAAAAATGTAGCGCTGTCCCTTCAATTCACGGGCAAACTCCAAAAACTTTGTAAACTCCTCGTAGTTTCCTTCATTCAGCCAATTCATCCCCCAGCGATCCTTAAAGGTGTTGATCGCCTTCTTCGTAGTTGCGCGAGTCCCTGACAGCGTGCCGGTTTTGGATTCCAAAAACCCGGACAACTCCGTCAAGCCCGCCGCCAGCTGCCGCTTGTTTAACTTATATGGTGATGTTGCGCCAGTCAGAAATTTCTTATTAGCTTGGTACGCATAACCCCCCTCGTATCTCGTACCTTGGAACGCTTTCAAGCGGGCCTGTGCTTCTATGCGCAGCGCACGGTATTCAGCCAGCAGCTGCTTTTTGTTATAGTTTTCTGCAAGAGCGCTGGGAAGCTGGTAGTCGCTGATCGGGAAAGAATACTTAACACGATGGCCCTTAGCACTGCCTTTTGGTTTACTTTTCGACTTGCTGGCCATGCATCACACACCCCTTCTTCTGCAAGTCCCTGCGTCTGCGGTATGCCTCCATGGGATACCAGCCGCATTTAGCGCATTCACAAGCGCCAATGTTACACTTGACGCCTATGTTGTATGGACACGGCTGTTCGCCGGTTTTACTCTTACTCACCCTCGATCACCTCCAAACATTTCAGTAATAGCCACGCCACTTCAACGGATACTGTGATTGCGAATAACAGCATTTTTAAACCTCTCTTTCCTTAAGACGCGCATACCGGTTAAATCTTGGGCTGCCAAACGGCGACACGGCAAGCGCCTTCTCTCGCTGTCGATCTCGCTCAGCGTAACCAGCAAGGCGCTGCCGGTCATACTCTTGGAACTCCCAGCACACGCTCCGGCAATTACAAGTCCGGTGCGGGCAATCTTTCCTACAAGGGCATTTCATCGGTGTTCACCTCCTTATTCATACGGCACACCGATATACTCCAGAACCTCCCGCAGACCCAGCTTGTCTATGCAATAGGCATATTGCTTTGGGTGCGTAACCTTCATGCGCTGGAAGCGATTTGGCTCCTTTTCCAGATGTACTCCAAACATACAAAACATACAGCCAGTGCGGCTACAGCCGGTGGTGGCAAGTGCATCGTCTCCCACGATTTCGCCGTATACAGGGCAATAAGGGACGTTAAATTCTTTGATATAATGCAAGACGTCCTGCTCCGTCCAGAACGATAACGGTGCAGATCTCGGACGGCTGGCGTCGAATGCATTACAACCAACCTTCGCCCATTGCGTCTGACGCAGCCGACTTTCACACGCCATGGTTCCCAATATGGGTTTCCTCCCGGTCTGCCGCTCATACTGTTTGGCAGGTTTTTTCTTCATCACGATGCAACATTTGTGCGATACACAAAATGGGGCGTCTACCAAATACTGCCACTTGGAAGTCTTATATGCTGACGGTGTGCCATCTGGATTATGCCCCGCCAAGCACTCGGTGGCCCAATCTGACCCCCGCTTGGCGTAGTATACCCGCTCAGATATCTCCTTGCTGATAACCGGGTACCCATATTTCTTGATGACTTCATCAAACCGCATTTCAGGCCGGAGAATTTCCACGTCGGAATTGTAGCAATCCCATTTTCCGGCCTTGACATCCCGGACGAACCGCTGAATCTCCGGGTATTCCAGCCCGGTATTGACGAACACTGCCGGGACATCGGAATACATGGAATCAACGATGTGCTTCAGAACCGTGCTGTCCTTACCTCCAGAAAAACTGACGTAGACTTGCCCGTTCCAATGCTCGTACCAATCGCGGATGCGCTGCTGTGTCAGCATGATTTTCAGCCGCAGCGGCAAGCTCTGGAGCTGCCGCAGGTCTCCTACCGTGTGTTTACTGTCTGCCATGCTTAATTACCTCCGTCAAAATCATCCGCACCGCCTGACACAGTGCATACACCAGATCGTTCTGCCAGATGTCCCGGCTCTCCTTGATGCGGCACATACCAGTCTCTATAGAGTCAAGCGCTTCAATCAAATCATCTCGCCTTGACATACTTTACCTCCTAAAATTATGGTGTCCTCTGCATTTACACGGGCTTGGAACCGTCCAAGGCTGCATTACACCGGGCGGTTTGGCCGCCGCCCGATCGGCTTGTTGTGCGTGTCAATCAACCACGAAATGCGGAAGGTGTTCGTAAAGGTTCACATCCGGGGCTTTCGTCGTAGGCCGGAATGCGTTGCGGCCGGTCTGCTCCTTGACTTTCTCTTTGCAGATGCGACAAGCATCCTTCGCGGTATTCGCGCTTACGAACATATGATCAAGGTATTCGCGGCTGTTCTTCTTGATCCAGTAAAACACCTGATAGTTTTTCATTTTTCAATTCCTCCTGTATATCAGATACAATCTCCGGCCGCTCCCCCGGCCCACTATTATGATACCACTTAAATCCCTAATATTCCAATTAC